CGGGCAATGCGCAAATGTCCTCAACGGTCATTGTGTGGTAGTGCTGCGCTGCGTTGCCCCGGCTTTTGGGCCCAGTTCCATGCTGGCGGTAACTCCACGGCGGATCTGCGTAGATCACCGTATACTTCTTGTCTGGCAGTTTCATTTCTGGTTCTCCTTGAAGCATTTATCGCTCCGCAAAATGCAAGTCCGATCTGCAATTACTGCCCGATCATCCCAGTATTCGTTTGCTCCCACTTTTCTGGTGTCGTTCCTGAAGAACTCTTTCCAAGAAGGCAGATTCTCGTTGACCGCATCAAAATGCAGTCCCCACCTTTCGCAGGCAGCAACGGCTTCTTCCAGTTCTTTCCCTTGTCTGCAAGTCCAGAGGATCAGCCCGGCGCCCTTAGCTTGCTGTTTCTTGGCTTCGTCAATAATGTGCAGAATCGGCTTTCCGATGTTCGGATACTCATTCGTGCATAAGCATCCATCAAAATCAATGGCGATTGCTTTCTGCATTTACTCCGCCTCCTGGATGATCCAAACCCTGTGCTGGCCGTAGCCATCCCAGTTCAGCGCATCCTTATGGCTACCAGAAACGGCAACGTCCAGGTGCTTTCCCTTGACGCTGGCGCCGGTGTCCTGAACGATTCTCACGCCCACATCTTCAATGTAGAGGACAGTTCCGAACGGGAAAACGTCCGGGTCTGCCGCCACCGTCACACCTCCTTCAACCGGCGCGCCGCTGGCGGTAATTCCCGTTCCAGTTCCACAGATGTGCTCCCGCTTTTCGGTGCAGTATGCCGTGCAGAGGAAGTCTCCGGCATCCTCTACCAGTAACTTTCCGTCCAACCGGTCCCGCGCTTTCAGTGAATCCCGCAGGGTATCGGCATACCCCGCAATTTCTTTCGACACGCCCTCCCAGTCCTCGTATCTGGACTTGTAGATGTCTCGCTGGCATTCCAGATCATTGATCCGGTGGTAAAGCGTGGTCGTCTGTACGCCAGCGATCAGTACTACCGCCAGAGCGATTTTCCCTACATCAATTTTCACAGCCCTTTCATCCTTTCTTTTCTCGTCTTGCACGGACGGCCAGCATCGAACTGGCTCACCTGTTCATGGGGGATTATCAGAAAGCAGGTGCATCCTCTATGCGTCCGCATATCAAGCCCGCCCGGTAAAGAGAGCACCGGGCGGGGCGGCCGCTGCAACGGCCTACCGCTTTTGTCCTGAGCGGATCGAACAGAGCATTTCTACGCTCATGCTGCGGCGCACCCATTCCCGTCAGCTCCATGCGGGTGCGTCTTTCGCGGAAATGGCAGCCCGGTCTTTCACCGGGCTTGAACGGAAAGGAGGACGCTGCTGTACGGCACCATTCCGCTATGCCGGGCAACCGGTTTCAAAGTTTCCCGGCTTTCATGGAAAACAACCAAGGCGCAGATGGGGTCTGACCCCATTCGCAGCGCTTCCGCCTATAAGAAGTGCTCTGCGCCATATAAAAAGCAGCCCCGCTTCTGCGGTGCAGGGCTGCTTATCTTACGCTAGAGAAGAACCACGCTTTGTATCAGCAGCATTGTTTTTCTCATAGTGTTCGCATTCAGTGTTGTACCCGTTGCACGGTGCGCACCGAGCATCTGTGATTTTGAACGTGCGCTTGCACTGTTCTACGTCGCCCTTCTTTGCGCCCCTGTGCGGGGCAATTCTGGTATGTACACTCCTTGCCAAACTCTTGACCTTCCTTGCTTTATGTAGGTAGCTGCACCGCCCAAGCGGGGAAGGGTTGCGGCGTTTGTCCTGCACTACTTCCCAGCGCTCTGGCGGATTGAAGTTTTTCCTTTGCTTTGCCCAGATTTTGAAGCTGCTGAAGCTGCTTTCCCATGTTCCCAGTATTTCATCTGCCCACTTGAGCATTTCTTTTACAGCTTCCGGTAATTCAAACTTTCCATCCCA